GGAGATCTCACCATGAAAATGGAGGACCATAATAGCCTAGTGGTATATACCACTTTGTACAGGCGGCTGCTAACAGATATAGCGATGTGCTATTCTGACTCTGAGCCTGACAAAGACTGGCAGAAGTGCCAGTCACGTTATGCTCGCGAGGGTATCTCGTTTTTCACGAAACAGCTCCCTCGTCTTGGTAAAGCCTTTGATAGGGCTCTCCAAGGTGATCTTCCGTTTCTATCCTTCGGCTTTAAAACCGAGGGAGGGGTTCCCAAGTTCCTTGGGTATCTTTTTAAACGGATCTTCACGAGTCACGCTTACGTTCGCAGTGATGCGGACGTTGTAGCCATCAAGCAAGCTCGACAGCTCTTGTACTTCATGTACAAGCTAGAACTACCCTATGAAACCGAAACAGAGGACAAAATCCTCCAAGGCTTCATCGAGGTCGAAAACGAGATTAAAAACCTCGTTATTGACCCACAGCATCCCGTTATTAGGAAGGCTCGTGCTATTGTTAGCACGGTACTTCAAGGCCTAGACCCAAGGGCTATTCTCCCTCGTCATGGCCCAGGAGCGGTGGCAACCGGCGAGAATGTAGGTGAAAACTCTACATTTAAGCGTATAGACCAGCACACGGAGAAGGTGTACCCCTTTACGGAGTACTTTCACCTGAATCTGGAACATACGCTTGCTCGCATGGGCACCACACCTCCGCGGTCCGAAGCAGGGGTTCCTACCCCGATACTCCATTTGGAGTCGCTGACTGAATTACAGCATGGCACGGCGAAAGTCGTGTTAGTGCCTAAAGACAGTCGTGGACCGCGTCTAATATCATGTGAACCACTCGAATTGCAGTGGATCCAACAAGGTCAGATGAAAAGTCTGATCTCGAGGATAGAATCCCATTGGTTAACGAAAGGGCGGGTGAATTTCACCTGCCAGAAAATTAACCGACGGCTAGCTCTCAGCGGCTCCCTTTCGGGGGAGACTGTTACGCTAGACATGAAGGATGCATCTGATCGGGTCTCGTTGGCCCTAGTTGAGACGCTGTTTCAGGGGACCGAGTGGTTCCCTGCTCTTATGGCGTCTCGGTCATCCGAGACGAAGCTGCCGAATGGGCAGATAGTGCAACTGAGCAAGTTCGCTCCAATGGGTTCAGCTGTATGCTTTCCCGTTGAAGCCCTTGTTTTTTGGGCATTGTCTGTCGCTGCAATATCCATGTACAAACACAAGAAGGCTAGGGTAGCCAGAAATGTGTACGTATATGGCGACGACATCATATGCGATCGGGAAGACTATCCGATCGTCATGCAAACACTAGAACAATTTGGGCTTAGGTTCAATAGTTCGAAGTGCTGCGTCTCAGGATTCTTTCGAGAGTCCTGTGGGTGCGACGCCTACAGAGGCGTCGACATCACTCCCATCCGGTTGCGGAAGACATGGTGTTATCGTAGTAAGGACCCCTCGCAACTCATCTCGTACGTAGAGCTGTCAAACTCTATGTATAGGATGGGTTACTACCAAGCGGCGGGATACGTTGAGCATCTGGTAGAGGAC